CCTTCCAGAGAAGTATTACCAGATACTCGTATAGTTCCAAGAAAACCAGAGTTACCTGTAATCGTAGCTGTGCCTGTAATGTGTGTAGTACCTTCCAAAGAAGTAGCACCAGATACTCTAACAGTTCCCAAGAAGCCTGAGTTACCTGTAATAGTAGTAGCACCTGTTACTTTAAGTGTACCAACTAACTGAGTGTTTCCTGATACACATACATCACTATCAAACTCTGCCTTACCACCAACAACCAAACCAGCTTCAAGACTTGTTGCACCGCTTACTCGTACTGTGCCTAAGAATCCAGCATTACCTGTAGCAGTAACAGTACTGAGAAGATTAGTTGCACCACCTACTGATAGTGTAGAAGCAAGTGATACTGCCCCTGCCACAGTAAGTGTGCTGTTAAGATCAACAGCACCCTCCAGTGAAGTTGCTCCTGCAACTCTGAGTGTACCTCCAAGAACAGTATTACCAGCCACTGATGCAGTGCTTTGAAGATGGGCAGCACCCTCAACAGTTACGGTACTGGCAAAGTTTGCCGCCCCACCTACTGAGACAGTACTTTGAAGATGTGCCGCTCCTACAACAGTAACTATTGCTCCAAGTCTTGTATTACCTGCAACTGTTACCGTACTAAGAAAATTAGAAACACCTCCAACCGATAATGTAGATGCAAGTGAAACTGCACCTGTGACACTAAGGGTTCCGCCTATTGATGTATTGCCGCCAACTGCCAGATTACCACTGACAGAAACATTACCATCGTAAGTGATGCCTCCAGCAGCAAAGAGTGTTCCACCAACCGATATATTACCAGCTATGTCCATATTACCTGAAACAGTCACATTACTTTTAAACGTACCTGCCCCAACGACTGTCACGGTAGATGCAAAGTTTGCAGCACCTCCTACTGATAAAGTAGAAGCAAGTGATACTGCACCAGCAACAGTAAGTGTACTGTTAAGATCAACCGCACCTTCTAACGAAGTTGCTCCTACAACTCTTAATGTACCACCAAGAACAGTATTACCTGCTATTGAAACGGTACTCTGAAGATGAGCAGCACCAACAACTGTTACTGTAGAAGCAAAGTTTGCTGCTCCACCTACACTAAGAGTTGATGCTAATGATACTGCTCCTGCTACTGTAACAGTACTTGCAAAGTTTGCTGCTCCACCTACACTTAGACTAGATGCAAGGCTTACTGCTCCACCCACTGTGACTGTACCAAGTAATCTAGTATTACCACTAACTGATACATCATCTTTAAACGTACCAGCACCTACAACTGTAACTGTTGACTGAAAACTAGCAGCACCTACTATATTAGATGTACCACTTACAGAAAGATTACCACCTACATTAACAAAGCCTGATACAGAGATGTTTGTTGCAATGCCAAGTTCAGCTTCTATATTAGTTAGATTTCTACCATCGCCATAGAAGAATGCAGCCGTTACATTGCCAACTACATTTATATTTCCACTTACAGATACATCAGTAGCAAAGTTTGCAATGCCGCCTACACAAACAGAAGAAGCAACATCAAGGCGACCACTGACTGATACATCATTATCAAACTCTGTTTTAGAAGTAAAGGTGGCTGCACCAGCTACATTAAACGTACCACCAACTGTTACATTATTTTTTAGGGCTGCTACATTTTCTACTGTAACTGTAGATTTAAAAGTAGCTGCACCAACCGCAGTTACGGTGCTTTGAAGTTGTGCTGCACCAACTACAGTTACCGTACTGGCAAACTGAGCAGCCCCTGCAACGGACAGACTTGACTGTAGATGTGCCGCACCAGCAACTGTGGCAGTACCACCTACATAAAGATTACCACCTACCGTAGCATTGCTTACAGAAATATTACCAGCAATCGTTGCAGTTACACCACTAAGGTTTGAACCATCGCCATAAAAAGAACTTGCACATACTTTATCATCTACATGAAGACTTCCATCCAAAGATACAGCACCACCCACACCCAATGCACCAGTGATCTGTACTGCATTAGTAGCTACCTTTAGGGCAGTGTTAACACCATCACCTGTCTGAACTGCTTTCAGGGAAGTATCTACACCAGTATTGCTAGTTGAAGAACTAACAAGTATAATCTGTTTATATGTATTTGATATTAGTTGACTTGTTAAATCGCTCATATTAGATTCCAATACTTATCTGTTGATCCCCAAGCTGTGCTGGCCTGACTCCATGTAATATTACGCCCACCTGTATCAGGACGAGGATTAAGAATAGCTGGATTATCTCTTACATCAGGCACATGATTTTGAGGATGGTTCTTCAGATCAAACTGTCCTTCAAAGTCTTCAGGACATACCAGCATCCCATAACTGTTCATTCTCATATTACGATGCGGATACACAAACCCACATACATCGCACATAGCCAGTGCGTTTTTAGTGCTTGCCATTAGATATACCTTAGTCTTGGCACAACACGCATTGAAGCTCTTTCCCTGTCCTCCTGCATTGCTCTGGCAAGACACTCTTCATAGTTTGCCTTCAGCATTTGTATACGACCAGCATCTACACCAAATCTTTTCATTGACATATAATAAGACAGTCCCGCAGTAAGGCATGGTAAAAATCTTTTAGGAACATCAGCATTCTGATCTGCCGATTTATTTACATCTGTAAGTTCACTGAATACTTCAATCTTTAAAACATCTGTGGAGTTCTCAGGAATAGGCCATACAGACATAACAGGATTGTCCCTGCCTCTTCTGATAGAATACTGAGATGATCTTCCAGTTTGTGTTTTATTAGGAATAAGTAAAAACTCTTCAGGTGTTATACGTTCTAGTTTAATATCTGTGCTATCTCTGTTAAGCACAACTTCAAGAGCATCTATAGTAGAAGAAGATAGATCATAAGAAGTAGTACTTGCAGTTACAGTAAGAGATGATACACTTGTAGTCCATAATAGTATACCACGGTTTTGCCAATCTCGCAACATTAAATTTATAGATCGACGTGCAGAAGCAGGTTCATGACCAAGAGTGTCTTCGCCCCCGATCATCTCCATCGCTTCTTGTATAACCTCGTCTATGTCAAGGTTAAAATCATATGTTCCTGATACTGCCATTACGTTCTAAACCTTTTTGTTTTAGCTGCTATCTTTTTGGGCTGCTTCACGAACTGCTTCCCGGCAGCAGTCCCTTTTCTCTTTGCTTTGGTGGTCGCTGCATATTCCTTTGACGACAGAGACTTGATTGCTTTCTCCGGTAAATATCTTTCTCCCGTTTTGCCAGATGGTTTTCCCGACTTGGTTTTCCATTTTTGCTTGCTCCACTTTGAAAGTTTATTAGTAGACTTTTTCTTACCGCTGTATGATCCACCAGAATCTTTGTAATACTTAACAGCAAGCTGCATAGCTCTGGCAGAGTGCTTACCGCCCATCTTACGCTTTGCTCTGGCCTTTGCCGCTGCCCACTTCTTTGGGTCACGTTTAGTGGCTGTGCCGCCTTTCTTACGTAGAATCATTTCTTATGTATCTTCTGAACTTCAAAGCTTGCTTTCTTAGAAGCACCCTTATGTGCCTTATATCCAGTAGAAGGGTTCTTCATAAGTTTAAATCCTTTACCAGCTTTCATCCAGTGAAAACCTTTAGGAGCATCCACTGCTTTTTTCATTAACATCTCCATCTTTTGCGAGCTTGCCTGAGTCTGCTATTAGGATTCTTAGCAGCCTTTGGAAACTTCTTCATCTGTCCAGCAGACCTAGCACAGTATGACTTACGTCTTGATGCACGTTTGCCTGTAGGTTTCTTTTCAGTTACAGCAGTCTTTAGCTTAGAACCGGGATTCTGCCTACGATATTTAGCCACACCCTTCTTAGTCATGCCAGCACCAGACTTGGTAGGACGTTTCATGCCCCTGCCAATAGTCATGCCCTTCATGTTACTGGGCTTTCTTTTTCGCTTTACTGCCATATGTATACCTAAACTTTTTTCCTATATAGTTACAAAGACTATTTATATATTCATTAAAATCTTTATAGTCTTCTTTATTAGGTCTAGTACCTGAATTATCTATTAAAGTAGGATCGTCATAACCTTCCTGAACAGACTTATTATACTGTTTTAAAAATTCTTTAGTAACCACGAAGAGCCTTACCGTAGCCTCGTACTTGTCCTCCCATACGACGCCTTACTTTACCACCATACTTTTTAATCTCAAAGCCGCTTGAAATTAGTTCTTCAAGTTCCTTACCAGTAGGCATTATCTCACGACCTCTGCTGCCCATGCCCATCTCTTCGCCTACCATGCTGGCAGGAGGAGCATACTCTCCTCTGCGGCGTTGTCCTGTTCTCTTCTGACGAGCATATGTCTCAGGAGACATTTCTCTTTTTTTAGGTGTAGGTACTTTGGAAAGCAACGGACCCTGTTCTACTTCTTGTCCTCTAGGACCAGTGGCACGGCGTCTGGGAAGAATGTCTGATCCTAATGCATCTTCTTTCATTTCTTTTTTCTGCTGCGCCATAAGACCTTGCAGTTCTTTATTATCTTTGGAACTACGTTTTACCACAGGCTTTTTCTTTTTCTTTGGCTTGTTAGCATCTTTAGCTTCTTTAATAAATCTTTTCTGTTGAGCATCTGAAAGTTTTTTAAAGTCAGTAAGCTTCATCTTAGCTTCTTTAGCACCCATCTTCTGTTCAGGCGTGGCGGCTTTAACACCTCTTGCTTTACGCTTGCGGCCCGGTTTAGAGGTGGGTTTGCTTGTCCCTGTAACTGCATCTATAAATGCTCTACCTATTTTAGCTCTAGCCATCTTAATCTCCTCAATACATTTTCTTAGAATAAGTGGCTTTACCGTAACCACGTTTAGCTGCACCTACACCACGAACAACTCTTTTCTTAGTCTTAGTTTTTTTCTTTATCTGACCGCCTTCTTTAAAAATATCCACTCCGAAAGCACCCAAAATATCATCAGGATCAAAAAGTATTTTTCCTATATTTCCTTCTGCAATACCAGACCCACTTCCAAACGGTCCCGGCTCTCCTGTAATTCCTTGAAAAAGAGCATTGCCAGCACCTAAAAATTGACCAACAACAGGAATGTGAGGAACAATACTTCTTCCCACACCACCAGCAAGGTCTTTTCGTTTCTTTTTCTTCTTCTTCTCTTCTTCTGGAGCAAGGTCTGAAGTAACAGTTTTTCTTAATGATT